GAGGAAGAGGTCAAAGACATCGTGGCGCTCGCCACCATGGTCGTCCTCACGCTCCCGCAGAACAGCGCGGCAGGGATCGAGATGGTGACCGCGATGGTCGACTACTTCGAGCCCATCTCGAAGCGGCTACCGGTGCCGCCGCGCTGGATCGCCGAACGTCTCGCGCGGCTTCTCGCGGGCATCGCCCACGTCGAGATTGTGAACACGCAGATCGACGCGAGCGAACTCGATGCAGACGAAGGCAACCCTCCGTCGTAAGGTGGGTTGAATGGCGTGGGACGAGAAGCGGTACGCAAAGGAACGCGGACTCGTCAAACTGGGGGTTCGCGTTCCGATCGGGATGTTCTTGGCCGTGGACCAAGAAGCGAAGCGGCTGGGGTTGAAGCGCGCGGATTTCGTGCAGCTCGCCCTTGCCTCTATGCTGCCCGGTGATGTCGCGACCCAAAGCCAAGCCCAACAAGACCACGGCTCCGGAGCCGTGGGTGAACCCCCCGACGCTCTCAAGCGCAAACCAGGATGACGTCACCCTCGCCGGCTCGCTCCTCCAGGAGACGTACCGGAAGGGGATCAGTGAATCGATTCTGGAGAGCGTCACGAAGGGCAACTTCCTCGACACGGCGGTGCAAGCCGCCGGCATTACGACGGATGCCTTCTACGCGGCCCTCCGCATCGCCCGGCAGTCGGCCCCCCCGGAAGGGGTGAGCGACGCGCAGTGGCTGTTTCTTCGGCGGTTCGCGGTGCAGCTAGAGCAGGCGGAAGCCAAGGCCGAGACGCAGATCGTGGCGACGTTGCTCGCGAGCGGGAGCGCCTCGGCCGTCATGACGTTCATGGAACGCCGGTGGCCGCGGAAGTACCAGCCGCCGCAGTTCGCCGGCACGACGAAGAACACGATCAACCAGCGACTCAACATCAACGTCGCCGAGATGACCTCGGAACAACTGGTGGCGATGCTCGAGAAGTTCGGGCTGAAGCCACTCCTGAAGGAGTGAGTGATGGCAGAAGAGAAAACACTGCGCGACCCCACGGAATACGAGGTCGAGAACATGGGCCGTATCGCTGCCTCGTCGGAGGCCAAGGAGTATTCCCAGAAGCTCGACCTGGCCATGGGGAAGGTGGCAGAGGCTTCGCGGGGAGGCTACGCCGCCACGGTGGGGAGCATCCATCTCTCGTTTGTGGTCGGCGGCACCGAAGAGCACCCGCACGGCATCATCAAGCTCTGCCTGTTCCCTGAGCCGCCGGACGTGCCGCAACTCGAGGTGCAGAAGACGTTCTACAAGATCGCGATCCAGAGCCTCCAGGAAGATCTCCGGGACCTCGAAGCGCGGGAAGAGAAGGCGCGGTCGTGAACGGGCGCGAAGCGCCTGAAGAGCGCTACAACGACGTTGATCTGCCGGCGGAGATCCGAAACAACATCACGAAGATGATCGAGGATCACTACCGATCCGTGAAAGGGAGGGAGCTTATCCCCTTCCACGTCGACGTGATTATCCACATGCGCGAGTTCGGCGATAGCCAGGAGCCCATCCGGGTGGTGCATACCTTCGCGAGCAAGTTCGGGAGGGACAAGCATCTGGCGTGCTTCGAGGCGGCCAAAGGAGCCCTCGATGTTCGGATCCGCCTGACCCAGAGAGACATCGACCATGCAGCTACTTCTTCGTGAGGCCGAGCCCGGGGATATCGACTACATCGTGACCAGCTGGACGGCAGCCAACGGCACCGTGCAGCGGCTCGCGGATGCCTCGCTCTACGAGCTGCGGCAGAAGGTGGCGATCCGGAAACGCCTGGAGAGCACCACGGCGATCATTGCTCACCTGGAAGACACCCGGGATCTGATCCTTGGCTGGGCCGTCGGTTCGGCCGAGGATCGCACCCTCGACTACGTGTTCGTAAAACACGCCTACCGGCGAACCGGGATCGCTAAAAAGCTGATCTCGGCACTTCTACCGTTGAAGGGTCCGTACCGGCACACGCATCTGCCGGCGGCCTTCGTGAAGCTGAACCCTGATCCCAAAAAATGGGTGTATGACGCATACGCGTTTCTGCTGAACGATTGACAAGTGCGCGTTTTCGGGTCGATCTTTGCCGCATGCAAGAGATCGAACTCGAAAGCGTGCATTTCTCCGTCCCGGTTAGGGAGCCCCGGAAGATCGGCTACGGCCCGGAGAGCCAGTACTTCGGGGACGGCATCCTCCCCGGCTCCAGCAACACCGTCGGGATCTTCATCCAGCTGACGCCCATCGGGCCGCTGGTGGTCCTGAAGCCGTTCGGCGGCGGCGTGCCGACCGAGGTTCCGTGGCACATCGTGAAGAGCTTCAAGCGCCGCACGACCCCGCGCGCGGAGGCCGTCGCGAAGGCTGAAAAGCCCGCCGCGTGAGCGACATCCACCGCGGCGCCCACGCGCAAAGCTACTTCGAGCCCGGGAAGGTGGGGCTCTGGCGCACGCGCGTCGAGGGGTGGGCTGCGTCCGGCCTCAGCTCGTCCGACTACGCGGCCCGGGAGGGCTTGGTCGAGTACCAGCTGCTCTGGTGGCGGTGGCTGCTGAACGGGAAGACCGGCATCGCGCCGTCCCGGACGATACAGAACACGGCGAAGCCCCCGACGTCGCCGCAGATCCCGTCTATCCCCTCGGAACTAGAGCCGATTCCGGACCCGGTGATGCCGGGAGGCTCGCGCGTGCGGCTGACCGCCGACGAGCTGGACCTCGTTCGGGACATCCAGAAGGAGCTGGAGCGGCGGAAGAAAGCCCAGCACCAGTGGTGCCCGCAGCGGCCCACCGGCAAACAGAAAGACTTCCTCGCCTCGACCGAGCTGGAGGTCCTCTACGGCGGCGCGGCCGGCGGCGGGAAGTCCTCTGCAATGCTCATGGCCGCCCTCCAGTACGTGGACGTCCCCGGCTACCACGCCTTGATCCTGCGCCGCTCGTACAAGGATCTCGCGCTCCCGGGCGCCGTGATGGACAGGAGCCACGAGTTCCTAGCCGCGACGGAAGCCATCTGGGACAAGCAGGAGAAACGCTGGACGTTCCCGTCGGGCGCGTCGCTCTCCTTCGGGTTCATCGACAACGATCGGGACCGGTTCCGCTACGCGTCCGCTGAGTTCGCGTTCATCGGCTTTGATGAGCTGACCCAGTTCCCCGAGAGCTGGTACCGGTTCATGTTCTCCCGCCTTCGTAAGCCGGTAGGGCTCGACGTGCCGCTTCGCGTGCGCGGCGCCTCGAACCCCGGCGGCATCGGGCACCGCTGGGTGAGAAAGCGCTTCCTCGCCGAGCGGGACAAGAACCGACGCTTCATCCCCGCCCGGCTCGACGACAACCCCCACGTCGATACGGTGAGTTATGAACTCTCTCTCGCGCAACTCGATCCGGTCACGCGGGCGCAGTTACGTAATGGGGATTGGACGATCGTCGAAGGCGGCCTCGTCCTCCCTTACAACGACAAGGCCGTCGTCATCAACGAAGCGCCGAAGTGCGCGTTTCATATTCTCTCTGTTGACTTCGGGTTTACGGATGCTTGCGCGTTTGTTGTTCTGGGTTGGCGCCCTAACGATCCTCGGGTGTACGTTCTGGAGGTCTATAAACAATTGGGCCTGACGCCTTCCAAGGCGGCGGAGTTCATCAAGAGCCTCGACAAGACGTACAACTTCGATTCGATGGTGGGCGACTTCGGCGGCCTCGGAAAGGGGTATGCGGAAGAGGCCAAAGAGCGCTTCGATCTCCCGATCAAAGCCGCCGAAAAACAGAACAAGCGAGGCTACTTTGCCTTGTTAGCCGGCGATCTCAGCCGCGTACGCGTGCAGATCGTCCGCGACCGGTGCGTCGATCTCTTGAAGGAGATGGACGAGCTGCCGTGGAACGAAGACCGGTCTTTGCCCGAGGAAGGGTTCGAGGACCACTGCGTGGATGGCTTCCTCTACGGTTGGCGGGAGGCCCGCGCCTTCCTGGAGGGGCCTGTCGTGGAAGGCCTGAAAAAGGGTAGCGTGGAGTGGATCGAAGACGAGGACGGTCTCCAGCGGGAGCGGGAAGAACGCCTCGAACGAGCCGAGAACGCTGTCTACGAACCCGTGACCGAGAGGGATGCCTATTATGGATTGGAGTCCGGAGTTGATGAAGCAGCTGCTGGAGGACTCGTGCAGCACTATCGCCAGGCTCGGCGTCGATAGCGCGCACGTCCCCACGCCGTGGGGGGCGCTATCGGTCACGCGTCCGGCCGGTGCCGTGGGAGCCGCCACCCCGCGGCAGGGCCACGAGCGCTCGCGCGAGGATGCGCTCCATTCCTCCCGTGAGGAGCTGCGCATGATCTACGCGCACACGGGCCATGAGCCTGGCGAAGACGAAGTCGAAGCCCACGCCATCGCGCGAGGTCACCTGTGAGCCAAGAATTCATGGGGGCCATCCGTCTCGGCCCCGAGAAGAAGCTGGTCCGTGACGGGAAGAAGGAAAACGACGTTGATCTGCGCTGGCAGCTCGGCCCGGAGGAAGAGCGCTACAACCGCGTGATCGAGGTCGTGCGGCGCATTGCCGATTGGCAAGAGTACCGGCGCGTGTCGAACCTGCACTGGGCGCGCATGTACTCCGAAACGGACTACCCCGCCCTCACACGGCAAGCGTATACCCCGTACCGTTTCACGCCGGGCCGGCTCACGTTCAATGTGACCAAAAACACCATCGACACACTGGTTGCGAAGATCGCAAAAAACCAGCCTTTGCCGATGTTTTTGACCACCGGCGGTGACTACTCCGCCAAACGGCAAGCCAAGCAGCTCACCAAGTTTTGCGAGGCGCAATTCGACGCCAGCCGCGTCTTCGAAGTGACCCCGGCGGTCCTGCTCGACGCGTGCGTGTTTGGAACGGGTTTCGTGCATGTGTTCCGTAGCGGCACGGACGTGTGCGTGGAGCGTTGCTACCCGTGGGAACTCATCGTCGACGATGGCGAGGCCATGTACGGGCAGCCGCAGTCGCTCTACCGGGAGCGCTGGGTCGACCGCACTGTCGCTCTCGCCATGTTTCCGGGGGAAGAGAAAGAGGAGATCATCCTCAATTGCTCCTCGGAGCCCATCTACTACGCCCGAACCGGCATTCGGGATTACGTGTCGGATCAGATCTGCCTCATCGAATGCTGGCGGCTCCCGTCGAAAAAGGGCGGAAGTGACGGTCGGCACTCGATCATCTGCTCGAACGGGACGCTCCTGGACGAGGAATACAAGCGCGACGTGTTCCCGATCATCGCCCTTCGGCGCCAGCAGCCGCTCGTGGGCTACTGGGGGATCGGGATCGCGCAGGAGATCCAAGGGATCCAGTACGAGATCAACGTGATGGCCGCCAAGATCCAGCGGTCCCATCATCTCATGGGTGGGTCCATCTGGCTGGTGCCTGAAACGGCTGGGATCCCGAGCAGCATCATCGACAACGGCATCGGCACGGTGGTGCGGTTCAAGGGCCAGATGCCGCCGCAAGCCATCCAGACGAACCCGGTGCACCCGCAGAGCTACCAGCACCTCATGAACCTCATCCCGAAGGCCTTCGAGATGAGCGGCGTGTCGCAGCTCTCCGCGCAGAGCACCAAACCGGCGGGTCTGAACTCCGGCAAAGCGATCCAAGAGTACAACGACATCGAGACCGAGCGATTCATTGTGTTCGGGCGCGCCTACGAGGACTTTTGTGTCGAGATCGGCCGCCACATGGTTCACTGGGCCCGTGAGATCGGTGCCGACAACAAAGACTGGGCCCTCCGGGTCAAGAAAAAGACCCACCTTGAGATTCTCCGTTGGCGTGACGTGGAGGTGGAGGAGGACGAATACGTCATCCAAGTCTTCCCGACAGCCATGCTTGCTCGCACGCCTTCTGCGCGCATGCAGCAGGTGCAAGACCTAGCGGCGGCGAAGTGGATCACGCCCGAGCAAGCGAAGATGCTGCTCGACTTCCCGGATCTCGAGTCGGTGGTGGGGCCCGAGTCGGCTTCGTACCGCGCGACCGAGAAGGCCATCGAATCGATCCTCGTCTTCAAGAAGTACATTCCGCCGGTCGCGGCGATGAACCTCCAGCAAAGCCGCCAGATGGCGCAGCTTGCCTGGGTGGATGCGTTTGCCGACGACGGGGACGAGGACGCGCTGGATATGCTCCAGCGGTTTATTGATCAGTGCACGCATCTCATGACGATGGGCCAGCAGCCGGACGGAACGATCCCCGGCCAGCAAGAGCCGCCCGGCCCGATGGGACCGGAGGGGATGTTGCCGCCCGAGATGATGGGCGAGATGGGTCCGGATGGGATGCCGATGGGCCCCGAAGGAATGCCGCCGGAGGGCATGCCGCCCGAAGGAATGCCGCCGGGGGGGCCGCCGATGCCGCCGGAGATGATGGGCCCCCCGCCGGGCCCCTGAAGGGGAAAAACGATGCAAATTCTCGATATGGAAGACGCCCGGAGCGAGGGCGAAGCAGACGAAGTCGACACGGAGACTGGCGACGAGGGAGCCGAGGAAGCATCTTCGCCGCCGGCAGGTTCGGCTGCGACCCCCCCTGCGGCCGAGCCTGCCCCCGATCCTGGTAAGGAGCGGTACGCCGACGCGTTCAAGAAGCTCGCCCAGCGCGAATCACGTGTGGTGGAGCGCGAGCGTCACTACCGCGAGCAGCAAGCGCAGTTTGAGGCAGAGCGTCAACGGATTGCCTACGAACGGCACCAGGTTGAGCAGTTCCGCCAGCAAGCCGAGCAAGAAGCGCGGCGCTACCGCGGCCTGAACGACAACCCGGACGTTGTGGCTGCGTTCCGCGAGGCCGGACTCGACTTCGAAGACATTGTTCGTCGTATGGCGAACAACAATTCGCCCGAGAACATGGTCAAGTCGACAGAGACCAAGTTTCTGTCGCATCTCGAGCGGCTGGAGAAGCAACTCGAGGAGGAACGCACCTGGCGGAAGAACAGGGAAGAGCAAGAGCAGGAACAGGCGAGCGCGTACCAGATCCGCCAAGCGCGCGAATGGGCCGCCAGCCACGTGACGCAGAATCACGAGAAGTACCCGGAACTCAGCCTGCGCCGGCCGGGTGAAATCGCGGGCCGCATCGAGTTCGTGGCCGAGCAAATGGAAAAACGGACCGGCCGAGCCCCCCACATTGACGTGGTAGCCAAGATCGTCGAAGATCAGCTCGCGCAAGAGGAAAAGGAACGACTCGACGCTCGGTCGAAGCGGTCCGCTCCGAAGCCCCCGGCCGCCGCCGCTACTTCCGGGAAGACCGCCGCCCGTTCTGCCTCTGCCGCTCCTGTTTCTGCCCGTGGAGACGAGCCCGAAGACGAAGGTCTGTACGAGCACTCCATCGCGCAGCGCCGCAAAAACAGGTTCCTGGGTCCGACCACCCCCGCCCCGATTCCGGTCGAACGAGTTTCGACGATCACCAATCGCGTAGCAACCGAACGAGGTGCTGCCGCGCCGCGAGAGTCGCGCGCGGAGCTTCGGGATCGGCTGCGACGCACTCACCTCGGGTGAACCGCGGGCTTTGAGCCTCCGCGGTCCTCGGGGCCCGGAGGCTTGGACCCATGCCTGGAATGAATCAGTCCGCGATCGACAAGATTGCGAAGGACCTCTATCCGCAAGACGACATCAACAAGCTCGTGATCGAGAAGTCGGCACTTCTCGGCATGATCAAGAAGCGCCAGGACTTCGTCGGTCGCCGACAGGTCGTGGGCCTCCGCTACGCGACGCCTTCGGGCCGCAGCGCGATCCTGCAGAACGCGATCACGAACTCCAACCCCTCCAAGCTGGAGGGCTTTTACGTTACGCGCATCAAGGATTACGCCGTCGCGAGCATCGACACGGAAACGATCCGGTCGGCCGACGGAAAGAAGGGCTCGATCGTCGAAGCCCTCGACATTGAAATCGGCGGCGCTCTCGAAGCGCTCCGCCGCTCGATGGCCATCTCGATCTTCCGCAACCAGGGCGGCTCGATCGGCAAGCTCGACGGTGTTGGCGCCGTCGGTACGGTGGGTCCGTTCTCGCTGACCGTTCCTGAGGACATCTCGAACTTCGAAGCGGGGATGTCGATCCAGCTCGCGGTGACGGATGGCACCACGGGTACCGTCAAGCCGGGTCTTGCGGTCATCGCCAAGGTCGACCGCAACCTCGGCCAGTTCACGACGGTGGGCCTCCTCTCGACCGGCATCGGCACCGCCGCGTCGACCGACTACATCTTCTACGACGGCGACTTCGGCGTCCGCATGGCCGGTCTGGCCGCATGGATCCCGCAGGCGGCGCCGACGACGGCCCCGTTCTTCGGTGTCGATCGTACGCAGGATGCGGAGCGTCTCGCGGGCGTGCGCCCCACGGTCACCACGGGTGCCCCGATCGAGATCGTTCTCCAGCAGGCTCTCGGGCAGATGGCCCGAAACATGAGCGAGCCCGACACGATCTTCCTGAACCCGACGGACTGGATGCAGCTCGTCGTGTCGCTCGGGTCGAAGCTCGTGATCCAGAAGGTTCACGCGCGCGATACCGCCGACATCAGTTTCGATGCCGTCGTGATCGCAGGCCCCAAGGGCATGGTGAAGGTCCTTTCGGACCCGAATTGCCCGAAGGGTATTGCCTACATCCTCCAGATGGACACGTGGTGTCTCTGGACGCTCGGGCCGGTCGGATTCTTGGACGAGGACGGGCTTCGGATGCTCCGCGGTACGCTCTCGGACGATTACACGTGGCGCATGGGCTACTACGGCAACCTCGTTTGCGACGCACCGGGGTGGAACGCCGTCGTGACGCTCTGAGCCTTCAAGAAAAGGAGGATCAACGTCATGAATATCACTCGGTATAACGTACAGAGCAACGGGCGTGATCTTGTGATCACGAGCGGGACGCTCGATCTGAGCATCACGGGCGCGATCGTGTTCCAGCTGAACACGAACGGGATCTGGACCGCCGCGAAGGCCGTAACGGGGCGCTACCGCGTTACGTTCAACCAGGCGTTCCCGTTCGTGTCGAACAAGACGATGCCGATCGTCCACACGCAGCTGGCGACCAAGAACCAGGCGGCGCCGGCTGGCGCTGTTTCGTGTGTTCCTGGGCTGTTTGACCTCACCACCACGCCGAAGACTCCGACGCTCGACATCCTGACGCTCTCGTCGGCAGGTGTTCTGGCGGACGTGACGGTCGGAGCGTACCTCCACTTCACGGTCATTTTCTCCAACACCGCGAGCCCCTGAGGTTCCCATGCCGGACTTCGCAAAAAAGCCGGGGGGGATCTTGGTCGGCATCATGTCGTCCTCCAAGAAGCCCCCACGGAAGGACGATGACGAGCCGATGCTTCCTCGGGAACGGGGCAGCTCGGCCGACATGGAGGACGACGAAGAGGAAGAGGGAGGTTCGCCTCTCACTCCGGAGGAGCGCGGCAGTCTCGGCGATGACCTCAATTCGGCGCTGAAGAGCGGCGATGGTGTTGCCGTGTTTGATGCGATGGAGGCCATCGTCCGCGCCTGCAAGGAGAGCTACTGAATGAGCCGCACCGTTGCCGTCACGACGCTCATCTCTCGGATCCGCCGGAGAGCGGACATCGAGAACGAGACAGAGCGCTTTGCCGATGCTGAGTTGGTCGACGAGATCAACGCCAGCCTGGCGAACCTGCATCTGATCCTCGTGGCGTGCCGCGGTGCGGACTACTTCGAGAAGAAGTACCTCGTGTACACCACCACCGTGGCCATCGGCACGCTACCTCCCGAGATCATCGTGGGAGGCTTCGCCGAACACGACGGCGCGGTGGTGGTGGTCCGTGGGAACATCACGGGCCCAGTGGGCTCCGCCATCGTCCAGGTCTCGGTCGACAACGGCCTCACCTTCGGCGCTGGGATCCCCACAACGCCGCGGGTCTACACGGTCCCCGGCACAGCCGTCACCATCACGTTCCCGGACACGGGCACGTACGTTGGCGACAACGGGTGGACGAGCACGCCGGAGCCACCCAAGACGGTGGCAGGGCAGGAGAGCATGGCTCTCCCGCCGGACTTCATGGAAGTCTCGGCCATTGAAACGACGGTCAACGCAGAGCGGGTCTTCCTCAACCGCTACAACAAGAACGAGCGCGCGTTCCTCCGCACGATCAAGGACTGGTACGGCCTTCTGACGCCGTTTCCGTGCTACCGCGTCCGCGGCGACAGGTCGCGCGACGGCGGCGAGTACATCTCGTTCGTCCCGATCCCCAGCGGATCGTACCCCATCGAGCTTTACTACGCGCCACAGGTCCGCATCTGGACGATCACGGACTCGATCCCGCTCGACTCGGGCCATGAGGAATGGCTCATCCTCGATGTGGCGATCAAGTGCCGGAACAAGGACGATCTCGACGCCTCGAACCTCATCGGCAAGCAAGGCGCCGTAAAGGAAGCCATCACGACGGTGGGCGAGTACCGCGACGCCTCCCAGGCTGAGCGCGTCTCCGACCGGACCGTCAACACGGCAGGGATCCTCGATTATCGACGGGTGTACTGATGGGCAGCCGAGTGCTCATCAAGCCGATCCAAACCGGAGATCGGATCCTCGATCAATGGAATCGGGAATCGCTCCTCCAGCAGGGCGACATCTACAACCGGATCGAGGCCATCGAAGCGACGATCCCGCCCGCGGCCGCGCTGACGGCTTCAGCCGCTGCGTTCGACACGACGAGCCCGCTTTTCGAAGTCGTGACAGCGCGGCTCATGCTGCTCGATCAGCTGACAGACCTCTGGTGGCCGCTGAACGACGCCCCGGGGACTGTCACTGCCCGCAACATCGGGAACTTCAAAGCCACGGGCGACAGCCTGGTGGGCGGCGCCACATGCATATCCTCGCTCGGGGGCTTTGTCGCGAGCCGCTGCCGCCGGCTCTACGGCGCCAATGCCACCCGTGGCGCTGCGGGAGCCGTGGGGATGACGGGCTCCTCTCCCAGCTCCGTCAGCATCACCTGCTGGGCGCGGCTCGGGCAGAAGGGCGGCGGCAACGGCAACCGGAACGCGATCCTCTTCGGGTACATGAACACGGCGGGGACGCCCGCGATCAGCGTCGCCATTGATCAGGCGGGGCTGCCTTTCGGCATCGTGCAAACGACCGCTGGAGCCCGCACGCTGCAGGGCTTCTCGGACATGCACGTCGACGATGGTGTCTGGCACCACTACTGCGTGAGCTACAACGGCACGACGCTTCGGCTTGTTGTGGACGGGATCGAAGCCGCGCAGACGTTCGCGCAGGCCGACATCGTCTGGGCCATCGGCCTCACGCCGAGCTGGCACCTCGGGCTCACCGGCGATCCCCACAGCATGCACGGGCTCATCCAGGACTGCCGCATGCATTCCACGGTTCGCGACACGGACTGGTGCGACCAAGCCTGGCGGCGGGGAACGTTCCTTTTCAGGAGACGATAAGGGATGCCGCTCGAAAAGCAGATCGTCGATCTCAAGATCAATGCGGGTATGGACGAGCTGTCCGACCCGTATCTGTCCACGCGTCCCGTGGCCATGCAGAACGTTCGCTACCAGCGGACGGGCGCGCTCACGAAGCGCCGTGGGTCGACGACCATCGGCCTCACGAATGCGAACCAGCTGAAGCGCTCGAACTACGTCTACGCGGCGGTTGGCGAGCCCGAGGCGATCTACAGCCATCGTGGGACTCTCACGATGGTTCGCGGGCATGCACTCGATCTTGTGCAGCCGGTGGGCGCCGCCACGAACCTCTACAAGATCGACTTCGTCCCGCGTCAGATCGGTAACCCCACGGTCGTCACGAAAGATCTCAATTACGGGTTCTTCTTGCTCAATGGCGCCACAACGCTGAAGGTCGTGGTGGCCGGGATCACGTATTACGGCCTGGCCTACGTGCGCCGTAGCTCCACGACGTCCGAACTCATCTTCGCGCTCTTCTCGGAAGGACTCGCGAATCTTTTTGTAGGGACCGTGGACTCAGGGACGCTCCCCACTGGTCCTCTGAATCCGAGGCTCGCCTGGAACGGCGCCGCGGGGATTGTGATCACCTACGGGAAAGGGTCTTCGAACAACTTCTTTGTGACGTTCAACATCCAGACGTTGACGCTCAACGCGCCCGCCATCATTCCGTCGATCGTTGGAAGGTTCCTCACGGAGGATTACGCCATCCAATACGACGATGCCGTCAATATGACGCGCATCTTCTACTTCAGCATCTCGCCGGGGCAGATGACCCTGGATACCGTTGATCCGATCACGCTTGTACGGAACAACTCGGTCGTGGTCGCTGCCCTTGCGAACTTCGCTTCGGCCACCGGTGTGCACGTCGGGATGCAGATCCAGCAGTACATCGGACTCACCTGGGGTGATAGCCAGGCAAGCGCTGGAACGGTGTTTGGGGCTCTTCGTACGCGTGCGGTTACCCCTCTTCAGCAATTCGCGCCGCAGCCGATCTGGAACGCCCCTGGCGATCTGATCTTGCAGGTTGGAACGTATTACGATCGGATTCACCCCACGATCAACACGTTCGAGGACGCGCAGCTTTTTTGCGCGCTGGTGAAGAAGCCGTCGGGGCAGATCCTTCATGTTTGGCGAATGTATGACCAGACTGGGATTGCCCAATACCCGACCCAAGAGATCGGGTCGAATGGCTGGATTGCGCAGCCAGGGCCTTCGTCCGTTCCGATCCTCCCGGAGATGGATGCGTCTCCCGCGGTCTACTTCAAGGCTATGCGGAGCTACGATGGAGATCCCTATTACAAGATCGATGGTGTGGTAGGGCTCAACATCATCAAGTCATCCACTCCGGATGCCATCGGAGCTTATTCGCAAGGGTACAATGGTGTTTTTGCGTTCGGCGGCTACAGCGAAGATATCGGGATCGTTCGCCCGCGCAACTCGCTCCCGCCCACACTAGACGCCTACACGGGCCTCATGAGCGGCGGCATGACGTCCGTGTTCGACGGCGCCAACATCGTCGAGTCTGCACCTTTCGGAGCCCCGCTTTACTCCAAGTTTGCAGCGGCCCAAGGCACTGGCGGTGTCCTGCAACTGCTCATGACCTACGGGTACGCGTTCATCTACTCGTACACCGATGCCATCGGGCGCAAATACCGCTCAGCAATTACATACTCGCCGCCGATTGCTTTGGTGGGCGCCAACAACGCGTTTGTTTTGACCGTTCCCGCCGCCTACATGGGGAATGCGCGAAGCAAGAAAGTGGTCGTCGAGATCTACCGGACCGTAGGCAATGGCGCGACGTTCTACTTGTTGAACCAAGTAGACGCAGTCCCGTCAGGCACCACGGTATACAGCGACAACTCCGCAAACCCGATCACGGACACGATTCTCGCAACGCGCGAAGTCCTCTACAACACGGACGGGTCGGATCAGGCGATCACGGGCCCTGCGTGCGATTCGCTGGCCTACTCGAACGGTCGCATCTGGAGCGTCGGCACCGGTGACGATCGCGTCTACTTCACCTCGGACGTGACGGATGGCGATGCGCCGCGTTTCACGGCAACGTTCTCGTTCCCGGTGCTCTCCAACACGCCGATCGTGGCCGCTGCGCAGCTCGATACGTCCACGATTCTGATGTCGTCGAACGAACTCTTCCGGATCTCGGGGGATGGGCCTGCCTTGGCGCCCTCCGGCGGCGGCGTGTTCAGCCCGCCCCAGCCCATCGCCTCGGAAGATGGCTGCTTCTCGCCGCGGAGCGTGATCACTCTCGATGAAGGCGTGGCCTACCAGAACAAGGCGGGGCTGAAGCTCCTCTCGCGTGGCGGGCAGGTTGTGGACTACGGCGCCGACATCGGCCCGGCCCTCGGCACCGACACGATCACGCATCTGATCGGCAAGGCCCTCTGGCCCGTCATCGTTCCGGAACTCGAAGAGGTCCGCTGGCTCGCACAAACCAACTCGGCGATCACGCACGTGGTCACCGATCGCTACCTGTCTCGGACGAGTCAGCGGCCTGTTTGGTACTCGTACTTGTTCTCGCAGCCCACGGGAGCGTCCGAGGTTGTTGCGCAATGCATGCACAACAACTTCCCTACGTGGGTGACGGCCAACGGGTACGTCTACAGGGACGATCCGACGTCGTTTTTGGATAACGCAGAGAGCCTCACGTCGCTCTGGGTCACGGCCGACATCACGTTCGAGCAATGGCGACCGCAGTCCGTCAATGGGTTCATGCGCATCTGGAAGGTCGCCCTCCTCGCGGAGCGGAAGACCCCGCATGACCTCACGCTGCGGCAGTTCTACAACTTCTCGACCTCAGCCGGATCCACCGTGACGTGGACCAGCTCGGAGGTCATCGCGCTGGACCGGGAAAGCCTTCAAGTGCGCTGCAAGTACCAGCGCCTCAACGGTATTCAGGTTCGGATCACGGATGCCACCCCGTCGACGGGTGGTACCATCGGCACCGGGGAAGGCCTCAGTATCAAAGGCCTTTCTCTGGAGCTTGGGATCGACAAGGGCGTTGTCCGGCGGCCGGCGGCCAGCCAGAAGTGAGGTAGCACTATGGCGGTTAAATACTACGAGATGCCGATTGGCTTTGAGCCTGGGTATTACGCTACCGGCGGTAGCGCTGGCTACGATCCGAACGTCTATCATATGTGGGGAGCCCCTGAGGGCTCGGACGCGTACAACGCGGCAAACAGCGCGTATGCCCCGCTCGAAGGGCGGATGCAGGCGCTTCAGCATCTGAAGCAGCTTAATTCCACCCGTGAGGGCCAAAACTGGATCGGCGAGCACTACGACGAGTTCAAGCAGATCGCGATGGAGGCCGGCCTCTCCGAGAAGGAGATGGATTCGAGCCGGTTTGGTCTTGTCGACGTCAATGCGATCGAGAAGAAGATCCAAGGCCTCCAACCGGCCTACGATGAAGCGAAAGCCGCTGTCGACACGGCGAAAGCCGGGATGGGCCCCGATCCCTTCCAAGCCGAGATGGATCGGCAGATGGGGATGTCCACGGACTTTCGCAACCAAGCGAAAGAGGCGCAAAACCGTGAAGGCGTCCAGATGGACCGCACGGACTTTGACGCCGACCGTGCGCGTGAGCTTCAAGCCCGCACGGGGATGACCGACACGGAGAGCACCCTCCGTGACTGGGTCGCTGGCAAAGGCCCGTCCGCCGCGCAATCGCAGTTTCAGTCGGGCTTGGATCAAAGCATCGCCTCGCAGATGGCGATGGCGAACAGCGCCCGTGGTGGTGGCTTTGCGCAGAACGCGGCGCGCCAGTCGGCGGGTGCGCAGGGTGCTCTCCAGCGTATGCAAGGCGTCTCGCAGGCCGCCACGCTTCGCGCGCAAGAGATGCAGTCCGCGATGGGGCAGCTTCAGAGCCAGGGCTACAACATCCGCGCTCAGGATCAGACCCGCTCGGCGCAAGGTGCCCAGTGGGCCGATGCGCAGTCGCGCCTTACGGATGCGCAGAAGGCCCGCAATGACCTGATGTCCCAATACTATGGGAACCAGGCCATGGGTTACGAAGGCATGCGTCAGCAAGGGTATGCGCAGAACGCGCAGAACCTGCAGGCCGGCGACAGGGCTCGTCAACAGGACATCTGGATGCAGCGCCAGTACCGCCAAGGCATGGATAAGGACAAGTTCGATCGCGACATGCTCACCGCCAAGCTGATCGCGGGCATCGGGAGCAATGTCGCAGCTGGTGCCGCAACGGTCGGTGCAGGCATGCTGGGTGGTCCGGCAGGCGCGGCGGCAGCTGGTGCCGCAATGGGCGCTACCGCTCCCGCAACGGTCGCTGCCTCCGGCGCGAGCAACTTCACCGGCGGCGGCGGCTCCATGCAAAGCCAGCCCTCCTACAACTTCGACAGCGGGACATTCTGATGGCAATTTCTCCGGAAGAACTCCACGCGGCAGTGCAAGTCTGGCGAGGGCTGCCGCTCCAGGCAGGTCAGACGCTCGCTCCAGATATCGATCAGACTGCGCAGCCTGGCGATCTCGGGCTCGGCAACGGTGGTGGTGTCGACCCGATCCCGAGTCCTGGCCCCAGCGGGCCCAACCCGTTCACCCATCTGCCTCTCAGCAGCCCCATCAAGTTCGATCCGGAGCTGAGTCAGTTTGATCCTGAACCACCGGAGCCGAGTCAGTTTGATCCTGAACCACCGGAGCCGAGTCAGTTTGATCCTGAACCACCGGAGCTGGAGAACGGTGGCGGGATCCCGCAAACGCCGCTGGGGGCCCCCACGGATTACTGGAGGCCGCCTCCCCCGCCGCCTCCTCTCGGAGCGGAAGGGCCGCCCATGCACCGGCCGCCCGTGTTCCGGCCCGACACCGGCCCCAGTTTTGGCACTCTCTTGCGTATGCGTGGAGGTTGATCAATGGCTCTTCCGAGACAAGCAATCAGTGGCGCGTTGAACAACTGGCGCGGAGGCGGTGGCGCGCCACCCAGGGCTCCCGGCCCGAGTCCCGCCCCCAACCCGTTTGGAGGCTCGGCGTTCAATCCGCAAGCGAGGGGGGGCGGCGGCGCTCTCAACGCCATGATGGGCGGTGGCATGCCTCCGGGGATGCAATCTCGGATGGACCAGCAGGCTATGGGAGGCGGTGGCGGGAACAGCATGGCCGGCTTTAGCAGTGCCCCGCCTGGTGGCGGCGGCGTGGGCCAAGGTCCGGCATACCAATCCGGCGGCGGCGGGATGTTTTCGGGTGCGCCTCCCGGAGCGGACACCATGCAACAACAACGCAACGCAGACTTCATGGGTGCCCCAGGCGGAGGCCTGCCTCCTCCCGGTCCGGAAGCTGCCATGCAGCAACAACGCATGCAGCAATTCATGGGAGGTCCGGGAGCGATGATGGGCAACCAGCAGTCCGCCGTTGGTCGTCCGCCTCCGGCAGGCAACCCGTTTGCAGCCGCAGGGCCAGCTCCTGCCCCAAATCCGTTCGATCCGGCTCAGGTCGCCGCGATGCGTGCGAAGCTCGCGGCAAAACAAGGCGGTGCGCCTCCAGCGATGGGAGGCATCGCTGGGTTCGCTCAGCAGGCTATGGGCGCAGGTGGCCGTCCTCCGCCCCCACAGCCGATGGGCGGTGGCCCTGGTGGTTTCGCGGCCGCGATGGGCCAAGCCATGGCTCCGCGCCCGGCGCCCGCGCCGATGGCCGGACCTCCGCGCCCGGCGCCGCAGACTCCGCAGTACAAGGCCAACGTTCTCTCTCGCATGCGCGGAGATCTCTGATCCATGCCGTACGGTCCCCTCCCCTTTGATCAAGCTCTCGAGAAGTGGCGCCTTGGCCAAGAGCCGCAGGGTCAGGCGGCGCCGTACATGCCTGCGCTCTCCGAAACCGACTTCGGCAACCCGTGGGCGGATGCGCTCGCGGCGAACGAACCCCCGCCCGGGACGGCGACCGACGCGACGACGGCGCCGCACCAAGGCCCGGTCACGTCGTTTGCGAATGCCGTTGGTGAGCTTTCCAACACCATGAAGCCGCTGACGGATCCGTTGGAGTATGCAACGACCAAGGCGATCCCCAGTCTCTACAACAGGTTTATGAAAGGGTCCTCAGCGGCAGGAGCCGAAGAGGACGCATACAAACAACCTGGGATCGAAGGCACCCTCAATCGTGTGGGTGCGAGAGCCCTCGGCGGCATCACCAACGTGGTCCTCGGCAAGAAGCTGGAGAGCATGGATGCCAAAGAGGCGGCAGGCGAAGCCGACCTCGAAGCCAAGGCAGAGCGAGACAAGGCGAACCGGCCCCAAGCGCGCGAGCGACCTCCCAGCTTCCAAGAGGTGCAGGGAGGCGGCTCTGGTATCGGCGGTGTGGGTGGCGTTCCGCAACTCTCGCTCCCTGCGGAAACACGCAAAGGGTTCCAGATGCGTGGGCAGGGCATCGTGGATCAAGGCGCGGCCAACGAGGCTTCCGCTCGTCTCGAAGGCGAGTACGCCGGCAAGCACGCCACGATGTACGACCAGCTCATGAAGGAGGAGAGCGAACTCGAAACGCGCTTCAAGGGCATGCGTGAGGGTGTCGAAGGATCACGCGATAAGGCCTTCCAGGATTACCAAGCCGGCGTCGAAGATCTCGCAAAGATGAAGATCGACCCCAGCCGCATGTACCACGATGGGGGGGTCCCCTTTGTCATGACCGCCCTGGCTGGCGCCATTGCTGGTGGCGTCGCGGCAGGCGTCAATGGCGGAGCCAACCCGTTCTTGTCCGAATTGGACAAGATGCTGAACCGGGACATCAACGCGCAGGCCGCCAACATCCAGAACAAGCGCGCCGTCAACGCGGAGAAGCAGAACCTCGTCCAGTACTGGTACGGCCGCTTGAAGGACGTGGACGCCGCCAAGCTCGCGGCGAAGCAGACGTCCCTGGAGATGTTCAACCAGTCTCTCCAGAAGTCTCTCTATGACTTCAAGGACAAGGACTCGCAAAACCGGATCAAAAGCGCGATGGCCATCACCCAGCAGGCTGGGGGTGAGAATTTGATCCAGTACGGCAACGCCATCTCGGCCATCAACGCGGCGAACGCGGGCAACCAGGCCGCCGCTCTCGCGGCCCAGCTGAAGGCTGCCGGGGAGTCGGTGTTCACGCCCGAGGCCTATAACAGCATGCAGAACCTGGCGGTCTTCACGCCTGACGGTGATGGGCCCGCGTTTATGGCGAACAGCCCCGAGATCGCCAAGAAGACCAACGAGAAGATCGCGAACGCGTCGGGTCTGCGATCCTTGGCAGCTGGCATCGCTCAAGCCTACTCCGAAGGCGGCAACAACGAAGATCTTGTGAGCAAGTTCACCGACTTCGCCGACAAGGTCCGTCAGGCAAGCGATTCGGGTGCTCTCGACGAAGGAACGGTCAAGCAGCGAGTGGATCTGTTTGGTAAAGCCCGTGGCTTTGATATTCCTGGTGTTACGGCAGGGTGGCTCGCGAACCCAGCCAGGTCTGTCCAGCTGATCCAGAACTATGCAAACAGCGAATACGATCAATCGATCGAACGCGCGCGCGTGATCACAGGTGGCCGTCCTGCGCTCTTCGTGACGGGCATTCCCGTCAAGGGATACGGTCCCGCCGGAGCCGCAGGTTGGATCGCGGCTCCCATTCAGTCTGTTGGGCCTCGGGGCCGTGAGCCCACCACGTTCACGCGTGGGGACAAGACTCCTCCGCCGAAGAAGAAGGCCCAATAATGGCTTCGAAGAAGAAGGCTGAGGCGAGTGATGTCGCGGGCGTCCGCGAAGTCAAAGGCGTCCAGTACGTCCCCGTCATGTGGAATGGCAAGCCGGGGTTCATGTCCCTGGATGAGGCCATCGATTTCGGGTACGGCGCGCCGAAGGCCGTTCGGGATGGCCGCCTTGGTCTCTCTACCTGGGACAAGGTCGACAAGGACGCTCTCGAGAAGCTCTACGAAGGTGAAGGCCTCGCGGGTGCGGCTCTCGGTGCTGCGCGCGGCGCCACGTTCGGCGTGGGCCCCGCCGCGTTCGAGGCCGCGTCGAAGGGCGGCGGCAAGCAATCGCAGAAGGCCCTCAAGTACCTCAAGGGTCTCCAAGAAACCCAAGCCGGCCCGGCCCTCGCGGGTGAAGTCGCGACCACGCTCCTGCCTTGGGGCATGGAGGCCCTTCTGGCGCGCGCCGGGAAGGCTGCGGGAGCCGCGGGCTCGGCCGCCAGCCACCTCGCTCCTGCCCTCGCCCCGGCGGGCGGGAGCGGCGGAGCCATCGCAGGTCAGCTCGCCGCCCCCGCCCGCAACGTGCTCGGCGGCGTCCGCGCCGCGAGTGCCGCTCCGCTTGAAGGAGAGATCCTCTCGGGCGTAGGCCGCCGTGCAGGCGCCATGGCCGGCCCCGAGATTACCGGGGAAGTGGTTCCGGGAGCGGCCCGGTTGGGGCGCGGCGAAGCGGGCTTGGCCAAGGCGCCCATCGAGGGCGAGATCCTGTCCGAGCGGCCGGGGATCCCGCTCCGTGGCCCCGAGGCAGAAGGGGAAGCTGTTGCGCAGCGTGCTCTTCCTGGTAGAAGGGACGTCGACCCGCTGGCCCGGACGCAACTCGCGTCAGGAGAGCCGCGTCCCCTAGAGCTTGGGCCTGGACCCGAGCGTGGCCCGATCGAACTCGGTGTCGGCGAACGACCGCGACCCATTGAGGTTGGAGCCGCTCCCGAGAACCCGTTCACGCCGCCCGTGGGGGTGAAGCCTGCCGCGTACGAGCGCGCGGGCGTCAGCGCGGGCGCCGGCCGCAAGGGCAGCGTCCTCGAAGAGATGGCCGCCGACGCGCGCGCCGTCGACGAGATCCCGCGCGACCCCAACGATCTGGGGTTCTTCAACTACGACCGCGAAGCACGTCGTGCGATCACGAATGAAGCCCCGGAGCTGACTGCGGCCGAGGTTCGCTCGCAGCTGAAAGACTTCGAGCTAGAGCACGCCGGCAAGGACCTCTCGCGCGATCAAAAGCGCGTGAAAGAGGTCCTCGAGTGGGAGCTGCAGAAGAAGTTCGAGAAGGAGGAGTTGTTCCGCAACTCCTCCGATGCGGAGCGCGCGGCGGCGGCGAAGGTTCAAGACCAGGTCGGAACCCTGGTTCCGGGGGGTGGGCGCAAAGGCGCAGCCCTCGCGGACATCGAGGGCACCCGTGCTGTCGAATCTCCGTTTGCAGAAGCGATCGTTCCGCCGCGGAAGGGTGGCGCGCTCGCGAAGGTCGGCGACTCGCCGCTGCTCGCCATGCAGGCGGAGTCCAAGGGGCTCACGGTTGCGGAGCGAGCAACCGAAGCCAAGAAGTGGTTCAAGGAACAAGCGGGCGCGCGGCTCACCCCCGAGCAGCAAGCGCGCAACGCCGAGAAGTTCGTTGGCCCCAAGTTCGAGCAGGAGGCCAAGGATCTTCCGGGTACGTACCTCGGCCGCAGCCTGAAAGGCTCCGCTGAAGAGCAGGCGAAGATCGAAGAGATCCTCGCGCAGATCAAAGAGCGCGAGCAGATCCAACTCGCCGGCAAGGGGGGCATGCAAGGCCCCTCGGGTGCAGGCGGTGGTGGCAAAGGCCCTCCGCAACTCCCGCCCGAGATCCCTGGTGCGGGCGAGCTGCCCCCTGGCCCCGGCGGCGCTCGCGAACTCCCTCCCGGTCCTGCTGGTTCCCCTGCTGGCAGGGCCGGGCCGGGGGCTCTTCCGCCGCAAGGTGGAACGGGCTCCCAAGCCGCTGGCGCGCTCCCTCCGCAAGGCGGAACGGGGCCGCAGAGCAGCATCCTTACTCAGATGATGCCGCAGACGGGGACGCCGCAAAACCCGGGCGTCTTCAACGCCTCGCCCTCTGCGCAGGCGGCGATGCGGATCCAAGGGCAACAGCAGGCGATGGCGCAGGGGCTCGCGAAGGCCTCGGGCGTGCTGCCGGGCATGTTCAAGCCAGAGCTGGCGCAGGCCTTCCTGCAAGGCGCCAGCTCGCGCGTGGAGCACGACCTCCTGGAGGACGAGCCCGTCAACATCGGTGCGGCTGTCGCTTCGGGTGTCGGCGGCGTGCTCCTGGCAGGCGCGGCCGGGCGCGCGCTCGCGCGTGTGGCGGGCCCCGCGGGCGGCGGCGCCGCGCAGATCACGGCCGGTGGAACCAAGGGCCTTCAGTCGAAGCTCCAGCAAGCCATGCGCGAGCGCGCGTTCCTGCTTCTCCGTCCGACGGAGCGCACGTTCCGCGGCGCGCGGAAGCTTGGCATCGTGGAGAGCATCGGCGAGCAGCTCCTCACCGAGGTGCCGAAGGCGATGGGCAAGAAGAGCCTCGCGCACCTCTCCCCGGGCGAGGTGGCCGAAGGCATCGAGAAGGTGTGGGGCCGCTACGACGACGCGATCGGCGACATGCTGAAGACCGCCAACATGGCGGTGAAGCAAGGCAACGCTCCGATGACCCCGGCGGCGCAGATCTACAACACGCTTGGTAACCTCGCGCAGAAGTACGAGGGCGAGATCGGTTGGGGTCCGCTCATGGCCGAGCACGTTCGGCAGCTCCAGTTTCTCTGGGCGAAGGACGCAAAGCTCATCAACTCGGCAGGCCAGTTCGCGCACAACGCGGCGGCCATCCCCACCGACCTCCGGCGGCTGAAGGATCTCTCCATCTTCGCCCGCAAGCTGGCCTTCCAGAACGAGCTGGTGCCGGAGCTGGGCCTGAAGCCCGCGCGCGCAGCCACGGCGGAGGTCCGCAGCATCCTGGAAGACGCGCTCTCGACCCAGATCGACAACGCCGTGACGGCCCTCGGCGGCAAGGGCGGCAGTCAGAAGTACGAGTTCATCAAAAAGCAGTGGCAAGCCGCCAACATGATCACGGAGATGGCGGAGACTGAGATCATCCGTAACGCCCGCGCGCAGGGGACGGTCGACAAGATCGCCAACTACGTGCAAGGCGCCTTCTTCGGCGAGGCCATCACCAACAACGCGCTCCAGCCGCTGTTCGCCGGTGGTGCCCGGTCGCTCGGTGCCTATGTTCGGGAGAACGCGGGCCGCTGGGCTCTCGCGGGCATGGAGAAGCTCGCGGGCGGTGTTGCGATCGACGCCGAGAAGCGCGCCATGCAGGAGGCCTTGGAGGTGTCGTTCGACAACTTCCTGAACCTCGATCTCTCGAAGGCCGCGAAGGCGTCGACGAAGCTCCCCAGCGCCGCGCAAGCCACCACGGCCGCGAACAACCTGACGAGCGCGCTCTCGAACCCCGTGCAAGCTGCAGGTTTCGGAGCGCAGGCGGCGGCGAACGCCTCGGGGATTAGCCCGCAGATCGCGCAGAGCGTGCAAGGCGGCACCAAGAAGGCGCTGGAGGCCCTCGCGGGCTTCCTCCCGACTGCATACAACCGCACCCAGCTCGGCGGCGGGGCGGGTCCGGAATACGACCCCTACGAAGTGAAGCGGTTCGCGATTGCCATGCGCGCGATCACGGACCCCACGAGCATCGCGCGCGACCTCGAAGACGGGACGCTGTCGCCCACGAGCGTGGAGGCGCTGAAGAAGGCGAACCCCGATCTCCTCGAGTGGATGCAGCAGCGGATCAACGCGAAGCTTGCGCAACACCACGGCCGGAAGGGGCAGTTTCACCTCTCGCCGATGAAGATGGCGGCCCTCTCGGTGCTGAACGGCGGCGCGGGCATCCCGTCGCTCAAGCCGTCGAACATCAAGGCCAACCAAGCCATGTACATGCAGCTCGGCGGCGGAGCCGATGCTGGTGGAGCCCCGACCGGTAGCGGCAAGGGTGCCATGGCCGGCGGGCAGGGCGCGGCTTCGAAGATCGGTGGCTCGTCGTTCGCGAAGTCTAACGCAACCGTCACGCAACGAACCGCAGCGGGGTTTTGATCCATGTTCAACGATTCTGGCATCGTCAATATGCTCCGCATTCGTGCCCCGATCCCGGGCCGGATGACGGTCCGTGTTTCGGGTGCGGTCACGGCGGTGGAGGACATCTCGGCCTACGCGAACGATGGTGTCGCGATCGAGATCCACGCCGAGGGTGCCGACCTCTACGTCGCTGTTGGTCCGACCAACGCCATCACAGCGAACCCCGCCGCCGTGGGAACGGCCGTGGCGGTCGGCGGTACGCCGATCGCGGGTCTCTGCGCGCGCATCCCGGTGGATCAGAGCAAGCGCTTTTACCTCGGCCCGAATGAGAAGTTCCTAGCGTACCGCACCGGCACCGGGAACGGGACGATCAGGATCGAAGCGAACAGCGACGGTTCTTTCTGGAACCTCGTGAAGAAGCTCTTCCAGTACTGAGCCCCCCGGCAAAGGAGAGGGACCGACTATGCGGATGAGAAGCCTTTCCAAGGGCCGCGAAACGGCGGTCTTTGGGCACAACCTCTCGCTCAGTGGAGCGGGCGGTTACTTCTACAACATTATTTATGTTGTCCCGAGCAGCGTCTTCGTCGGGAGTCCGCTGACTGTTATCCAGATCCTTGCCGGTGGCGTCAACGCGTTCAACGCCAACACCCAGCCGTACCTCAACGGCGTGGCCGTCACCGCTGGAAACTACACGCTCGTCAACCCAGGGCGGATCGACGTAACGATCCCCGCGTCGATGCTCACGACGCCCGGGATTATCACCATTCAGGTGAAGGATCTCGCGGCGCCGGCTCTCCGCTTCTCGAACGTCGTCTTCTTCGGCGTGGAGTTCCCGCTTCCGACGCTCGCGACGATCTCTGTCACGGTGGCGTTCTTCGGGCAGGTTCCGGCGACCCTCACGGCCACCGGCACGGGGTATTACACCCCGCAGACCACGGCTGCGATGAACGGCGTGAACGTCGGGTTCGCATACGTGTCGCCCACGTCTGGGACCGTGACGATCCCGCCCTCGGTATCGGGCACCATTGGCGACTACCAGGTGACGATCACCAACCCGCCCCCCGGTGGCGGGACGACGGTTCAGCGGCTTCTCCAAGTCCGGTACCGCGCCCCGGTCGTCACGACGATCAACCCGACGTACCTCTACGCCGGCCGCCCGTCGGGGACGATCACGATCAACGGGCAAGCCTCGCCCACCACGTTCTACGCCGCCAGCACCGTGGAAGTGGACGGGGTCACGGTCCCCTCGAACACGACGTCCGGTTCTACGATCACGTTTGCGTTCCCGGAAGAGATCTCGTCGGTCCCCGGAACGAAAGAGGTCCGTGTTCGGAATCCGACGGGCGGAGGCGGCGGTGGGCTCTCCGGTCCGCTCTCGTTCTCGTTCGTCCTGCAGCCGGTCCTCATCACGCTCGACATCACCGAAGTGGTTCAATACTTCGATGGTTTTGACGTGAAGGTGCAGCTCGATCAAGTCGATGCCAACTTCACCGTCACGTACAACGACGTTCCGCAGCCCACCACGTTCATCGACGCGCAGACGCTGGTCGCCCACGTCACCAGTGCCGCGTGCGCGGTCCCGGGGACGACGATGGTACGCGTGCGCGACAACATCTCTGGCATCTCGACAAACGCGATCCCGTTCGTTGTGTCGCCATGGACCCCGGCAAAGATCGGTTCTGCGATGCGTCTCTGGCTCGATGGGACGAGCCTGGTCGACGATGGTTCGGGCCGTGCGCTTACGTGGACTGACATGAGCGGCGGCAGCCGGAACCTGACGCAAGCGACGCCAGGGAAGCGTCCGCTGATTGTGGCCTCAGGGCTCAACGGCCGGCCCGTGGCCCGCTTCGACAACGTCCGAGCCGATACGCTTGGAGGGATCACGTGGCTCACGATCGGCGCCGCGGGCGTAATAAATAAGCTCGCATACAATATCTGGGTCGTTGCCTCTGGAAACATCAACAACGCCACCGTTCTCGGTGAAACGAATGGATACATCCATACCGCAGGGTTCGCGTCGTCGGGCCCATCCCTAACCATCCGTGACGATTCGGGCGCTGCGAACATCCTTAGCGCTCCGTACAATTGGTCGGGTGGTGTCCCGTTCGCTTTGCGAGCGAGGAAAGATACGGCGAACATCTACAACCGTGTGAACCGAAACACGGAATTCTCCGTAGCCCACGGGCTGCCGGCCGCGTTTGCGCCAGTGGCGTTCATCATGGGCGGCACGATGAAGGGCGACGTTGCGGAGGTCATTATCTGCAACGCAGACCTCAACTACACGTTCAAGGCGATCTTGGACAATATGTTGAGCTACAAGTACGGGCTTCCGTTCGCGGTCCCCGGAACGGCGCCGACGATCACGAGCGTCTCCCCGATCTCGGTGACGCAGCTCGATCTCCCGTTCGTCTTCGACGTTTACGACACCGGCAATTCGTTCACGGCAGGTTCGATTGTCAACGTCGTAGATACGCCGCTCGCGACGACATACCTCACGGCGGGCCACCTCCAGGCGCGCATGCCGCAGGCGCAGACGCTGCTCGTCGGCGGGCGAGCGATCACGGTCGCAGACGTTGGTGGCATCTCGGGCCCGAGAGGGATTTCGATCCTGCCGTACACCGACGTGCCTGGACCGAACCTGTATTCGATCACGCCGATCACTACGTACCAGTTCGGGGCCCAGCTCACCGCGCAGCTCAATGGCACCGGCTTTACCGCGTCGAGCGTGGCCTACTGGAACTCCACGCCCTGCACGACCATCTTCCACGATGCCGGGTACATCGAGGCCGTGATCCCGGTCCAGGCGCTGGACGTTCTTCCCGGTCCCGTGATCACGGTGCACGACGGCGCGTTCGTTTCGAACGGCTTGGAACTCACGCTCACCCCGTGGTCCCCCGCGTCGATTGCAGGCATCAGCATGTGGCTCCGCGCCGATGACGTGGTGATGGGAACGGGTTCTGGCGTCCAGCAGATGAACGACAGAACCGGTCGCGGACAGAACGTGCTCCAGGCAACGGCTTCGAAGCAGCCGCTGCTCATCGCGAGCGATCCGAACTTCAACGGGAAACCGTCGCTCAATTTCGACGGCGCCGATGATGCGATGTCGGGGCCTCAGCTCAACAATATTCTTTTTGACTCAACGGTCTCCCCGATCCAGTGCCAGCTCGCTGTTGTTTTCAGGCCTGACACGATTACCGGGTCGAGCGCGACGCCGACGCAAAATCAGGTGGTGATGGGCGGCGGCGGTTCGAACGTTGGTTTCAGCTTGCGCAATACGCCCCAGGCGCAGGCCTTCGTGAACGACGGCAGCTATCGAACCGCCACAAATACGAATATCGCACCTGGGCAAACGTCGCAGTGTGTGATCTCGATCGCTGGGCTCAGCGTCGGGCTCTCGATCAACGGCGTTGCGGGGACGCCCGCGGCGTATGTGTCCACGATCTTTGGTGCTCAGATCTTCTCCCTCGGCGGGATGAATACGCTCGTATCGCCGTTCCTGCTCGACGGCCAGATCGCCGAGGTGGTCACGAGCTATCTCTCGTGGAGCGCTCAAGACCTCATCTGCTGGAAAAACTACTGTCGCTCGCGGTACGGAACGCCGTAATGGACGAGGAAACGATTCGCCGCATCATGGCTCTCGAGGGCGCAATGCGCTCCCTCGGGAACCGTGTGATCGAGCTGCAAGCTCAGGTGCGCGAACTCGGGACCAAGAACTCACGTGTTAGTGATGAGTACTCAGAAACGAGGGATCTGATCTTCGCCACGGTCGTGGACCTGCGGCAGGAAAACCGAGCCCTCTTCGAACTCGAACGGCAGAATCGGAAGCGTGAGCTACGGCGCATCCTTCGCGTCAACCAGCGCGGCAACGGCCACCTTGCCGCTTGGGGCGTGGGGATCTCCGTTATCGTGCTCGTGGGTGGCCTCATCGCGGCCAAGGTGCTCGACGCCGCATTCGTCGCCCCGACCGTCGCGGCTCTCCTCGCGGTCGTGGCGGTCTTCAGTTACCGGGAGCACCGGGTCACCAAGAAGGAGCGAGAAGATGAAGAACGTGAAGAGCGTGATTCCGGCTCAATCCGTCCGAGTGACATGCGCGGCAGCAATGATCTGCCTACCCTGCGTGACATTGGCAGGCTGTCACGGAAACCGTGATCCTGAGCGCCCCGTGGGCTACAGGGCGGAGATGGCCGCCTGCTTCAAGCACTCCGGCGCGCTGCAGGTTCGGGACTGCATCGAAGACGTGAAAGACAGGTACAAGAAGCCGTGAGGCGGGCCCCCCACGGCCTCTCGTGGGGGTTCACGCAGGTTCGTCGGGGATAGGCGGCGGCGGAACGATCCTCAGGGGAGGAAACGCCACACCGTCGCGCAACCCGAGTTCGTACCGAAGCTCGTGATACGTGAACGGCACCGGCTTCTTGTCGTCGACAGGCGGCTCCTTCGTGAGGGAAACGCTGTTTCCGACAACTTCGCACACCCGGAACAGCTTCGGGTAAAGCTGGACGATCGTGCCGTAGGCGACCTGCTTTCGCTGGACGCTGTCGACGAGGATGAGAGCGGTTCCGTCGTCGGGATCGGTGACGGTCGGGGGAGGCAGCTCCTCCCCGAAAGGCGGGTCCGGCGAGCCATCTCCTCCAAGCGGAGGATCGGTGTTGTCCGCACGCTCCGACAGCAAGTCTTCGACTTTCTTCTTCGTCATGCCCCTCAGTTTGCCTTGTATTGGCCGCGGCTAACACGGGCCAGGCGATCACCCTTCAAGAGCTGGGCGATGGCCGCGTTCACCTGCGTTTTCGCAAGGCCGAGCTTGGCGGAAACGTCGTCCGCCGAAGCGTTCGGCGACGCCTTCATGGCGAGGTAGACGCGCTCCCGGATCGGAAGGTCCGCAGACTCGTCCGCCGTGACGACGGGCGCGGCAGTCGGGGTCTTCTTGCGACCCAGCTTCTTGGCCCCATTGCGGCGAGCCGCCACGGGGACAGGAGCCGGCGCAGGAGCGTCACACGCCTTCAGGCCCTTCACGAGGTCAGCGAGAACCTTGGTGACCTCCGTGCGAACGGCGGCGGAGATGAGATTCTGGGGGAGCGAAACAGTGGCTTCCATGGCGTAACAACTTTCTGATGACCCGATGTCCATCTGTATGGATCGATCGTCAGCTTTGCAAGAGCCATGGATCACGGTACTCGCGGATTCATGATCTACTCCCTCAAGAGCTACGTCTTCGCCTTCATGGTGTGGGCCGTTCCGCCCGCGGATCACTGGAGAGATCCCACGGCCGTGACAGAAGAGCGCTACGCCGAGTTTGCACACGTGATCGCCTCCGTGGCCCTCGATCCTGACGAGGAACCCATCGTAAACAGGACATTCACTGCCGTGTTGCTCGCCTCGGTCGCCTCCTTCGAGAGCGTGTTCCGGGCGGAGATCATGAATTGCGAGAAGCCGGGGATGGGGGGCGCCTTAGGCCCCTATCAGCACGAGCACCCGAAGGCTCGGGAGCGCGTTTGCGACTCGTGGGAGCAAGCCACGCGGCATGCCTTGGGGATGCTCAGAACGAGCTTCCAGGCGTGCGCCAAGTTCCCCTTCGACGACCGGGTCAGCTGGTACACCGACGGCCGTTGTGAGGGCGACTGGTGGCGTTCAAGGAGCCGCGTCCACCGCGCAGAGCGCTGGGCCAAGCTGCGGCCCTGGGAGGAGTGGACCGGCCGCGTACTTCCGATCTGAAACGCGAAAAGGCCCGGGGCGTGAGCCTCGGGCCAGTTCCGGGAGAAGGATTCGAACCCTCGTTCACAGATTCAGAATCTGTCGTCCTGCCAACTAGACGATCCCGGATCAGTTCTCGGGCAGGGACTCGAACCCCACTTCGCCGGATCAAAGCCGGATGTCCTACCGCTAGACGACCCGAGATCAGAGAAGGAAGACGAGCACGAGCACGAGCACGGCGAGCACAAGCGCAACGATGCTCGACCACGAACGTGGGGCCTGCCCAACGGCGAGGAACGCCACAGCGAGGCAAAGAAGGGCAAACGCGGCGCTGCTCGAATGGGCGAGGTGCATGCGATCACTCTACGATGGCGGCGCCCCCAGGGGGATTCGAACCCACCGTGACCGGATTGAAAGTCCGGCATCCTTGGCCTCTAGAAGACGGGGGCAAAGTAACCGGCGCCAAAGGTGAAAGAGGTATCCCTTGCGGGACGCTAGAGGAACCGGGCGACTTTGCGGGCGCCCGGAGCCCCGGTGGCAGCGCAGTATCTCTTTCGTCATGCGCCGGAGTGCCGCTGCCAGGAGTTGCACCTGGGGGGCCCCGAAGGACAGCTGATTTACAGTCAGGCCCCGCCCTACTACGGGACTACATCGGCAAAAAGGGTGGCCAAACGAGCGGCGAGGTTGGTCTTTTCAAGAGAAGTACCCCCGCCAAGCATGCCACCCAGTGGAGCGCCGGGGAGTCGAACCCCGGGCACGGCGTATCCTGATCCCTCGCGGTGAAACGCTGAGTCTCCGAAGAACAACCGATTCTCATTCCGAGTGAGGGAGGAGAGAAACAGAATCAGGGAT